CCTTTACTATCGACAGCGAGAAAGCACCTAAATCCTAGGTGCTTTTTTATTTTATGTATCTTTGTAAAAAGATTTTCAAATGATAAATTCTGTAAGAAATACTGTGCTTGCAATAATAAACAAGAATAACTATGGGTATATATCTCCGCAAGATTTTAACCTGTTTGCTAAACAAGCACAATTAGATTTATTTGATGAATATTTTTTTAACTATAATCAGCAAATAAATGAAGAGAATGCTAGAGTGTCAGGTACGGGATATGCTGACATTAAAAAAGGATATGAAGAGGTTATAGATACATTTTCCGTTACTGCTTTTTTAACACAAAAAACTTTAAACACAAGTATTTATTTTTTACCTACAGCAAGTACAACAGGTTCAGACTATTATTTATTAAACAAAGTTCTTTGTTACTCGGCAGGTAATTTTTTAGGGGAAGCAGAAAAAGTAACACATAGTAAAATAACAATGTTAAATAATTCTTTGCTAACCGCTCCTAACACAACATTCCCTGCTTATACACAGGAAGGTGATTCAATTACAATATTTCCTTCTACTATAAACAGCGGTCAAGATGTACAAGCGCAGTATATTAGATATCCAAAAGACCCTAAATGGACCTATGTAAATTTATATAATGGTGAACCTTTGTTTGACCAAACGGCAGCTGACTATCAAGATTTTGAATTACCTATAGATGATGGAAATGATTTAGTAGCTAGAATTTTACAGTACGCAGGAATTTCTATTAGAGAAAAAGATGTATTTGAATTTGGAAAATTAGAAGAACAACAATTAGATAATCAAAAATAATTATGGCTTATATAAATCAAAAACAATATTATACTAATAATGGTGTAAATCCAACTAACAATAATTGGGGTTCATTTCAATATGTTTCTCTTAAAAATTTAGTGAACAATTTTTTACTTATGTATGAGGGAAACCATGAAATGGTTAATAATGTTAATAGATTTAAAGTTTTGTTTTTTGCAAAAAGAGGAATACAAGAATTAAATTACGACGCTTTAAAAGAAATAAAAGCACTAGAATTAAAAGTGTATGATGATTTAAAATTTGTTTTACCTTCTGATTATGTAAATTGGGTAAAGCTATCTTTGTTTAAAGATAATGTAATACGTGATTTAGTTGAAAACATTCAAGTTCAATCTGCAACCCAATATATTCAAACCGGAAGTTCAGCATTTACTTATGACGCCTCTGATAATGTAAACACTCAAACATCTAGTTTAGACACATCAAGAACTGATGGTTCACTTAAAAGTATTTATTTAAATGATGTAAGAGAAGAGGCGGTAAACCCTGGTTGTAATAATTGTGAGGATGATATTTATCAATCAAAGATAGGAGCACGTTATGGTCTTAATACTGAAACAGCTAACTTTAATCCTACATTTACAATAGATAAAGCTAATGGAGTAATTAATTTTGATTCAACTATGGCAAATCAACAATGTATTTTACAATACATATCTGATGGAATGGAAAATGGAAATGATTCTAATATTAAAGTGAATAAATTATTTGAAGATTATTTATATGCTTATATAAAATATTCAATATTAAATAATAAATTTGGTGTACAGGAATATATAGTGAATAGAGCAAGAAAAGATAAACAAGCTTTACTTAGAAACGCTAAGATTAGATTGAATAACATTCACCCAAGTAGATTACTTATGAATTTAAGAGGGGAGAATAAGTGGATAAAATAAAATGGCAAACCTTCAAAGAAATTTTATAAGAGGCCGTATGAATAAAAGCCTTGAACAAAGGCTTTTACCTAATGGTGAATATACAAACGCTGTAAACGTAAGGTTAGGTTCTACCGAACAATCTGAAATAGGTTCTGTTGAAAATTCAAAAGGTAACACTAAATTAACACAATTAGCATATATAAATGGAACTCTTTTAAGTGATAATGCAAGATGTATAGGAGCTTATGAGGATAGTGCTAATGAAACTTTGTATTGGTTTGTACACGACCCAACGTTTACATTAGGAGCTACAGGAAAACTTGATTTAATAGTTTCATTTAATATTCAAACAGGAGGAATAGTTTATCACGTAATAAGTATTGATAATGGTACAAATGTTAATACTACTCTTAATTTTAACCCAGAATTTTTAATTACAGGAATAAACAAAATTGATAATTTATTATTTTTTACAGACAATACAAATCCTCCTAGGGTAATTAACATTGAAACTAACTACCCTAATCCTTTAAATAACATAGACCAGTTTACAGCACGTCAAATACAGGTTGTTAAACAACCTCCCCTTCAAGCACCAACTTTACAGTTAATAAAAATTTCAAATGAAAGAACATTTTTAACTGATAATTTTATTTGTTTTGGATATAGGTATAGATATGAAAATGCGGAATATTCAGCAACCTCACAATTTAGCGAACCTGCATTTGAACCAAGTGCTTATAATTTTAGTGCGCAAAGTTTTGAGAACTCTGGAATGGAAAATAGATATAATGGTGTAATTGTTAGTTTTAACTCTGGAAGTTCTTTAGTAAAAGGTATTGATATTTTATATAAAGAGGCTAATGACCCTACTATTCAAGTTATTGAAAGAATTAACAAGTCAGAAGTAGGAATGTCTAATAATACATTTTACAGTTTTGAATTTTCTAATAAAAAAATATTTTCAGTTTTACCTGAAAGTGAAATACTAAGGCTTTATGACAATGTTCCTACAAAAGCTAAAGCTCAAACCTTAATGGCAAACAGACTTGTGTATGGTAATTACATTGAAGGATATGATTTAAAAGATACTTTTAATCAACCATTAACACTAAGTTATATTACCTCTTTATCAACATCAGGTATAGCATTAAACACACTAACAACATCAACAAACAACAGTCAAACTTATACAGCTTTTAGCCAATCTCAGAGTATTAATGATAGTACTGCGGCTTTAAATTTTTCAACTTTAACAACTCAACTTGTGGTTGGAGCTACTATAGATTTATCATTTACATTTGAACATGATTCTTTTGTAGGAACTAATCCTCCTGACACTACAACTCCTAGCACCACGGTTAGTTTTAGTTACACATTAATTGAAGATTTTACAGGAAGCTCTACTCCTATTCAAGATTTAATTGCTTCAAGTGATTTTAAATCAAAATTTGGTACAATAAGCAGCGAAATACAAACTGTTGCAAACGCACAAACTGGCGCAGGGGTTACATTTACAGACCAATTTAATTTTGTACTTCCTGCAACTTTAGGCACAGCTACAGTTTATGATATTTATCAAACAGGTATACTCAATACTACTTCAGCTCCTCCTAGTGTTGGAGGACCAATTTTAGCAACTGCACCTATTGGTCAAGACTTGCTTCAATTAACATTATTATCAGCTCAATATCAAGAAAATGGTGGAACTAATTTAATTGTTGAGTATTTTAAAATAACAAGCCTTGAGGCAACTATACAAGAGGTAAACAATACAGGAAGTTTACACAGTAATAGGGGATATGAAGTTGGTATTATATATATGGATACATTTAATAGAGCATCAACAGCTTTAGTAAGTAAAAATAATACTGTAAACATTCCTTGTTCTAATTCCATTACTAAAAATGAAATTATAGTAACTATCCCTGTAACACAAAGAGCACCTTCTTGGGCGACTAGATATAAGTTTTGCATAAAAGCTGATAGAGATACTTATGATACAATTTATTCTGGTATATTTTTAGAGGATGACAACACTGATAATGTGTATTTTTTATTGGAAGGAAATAATATAGGAAAAGTAAAAGATGGTGATAAGCTTGTTATAAAAAGAGATTCTAATGGTCCGTTATCTACATGTACAACAGCAACAGTTCTGGAGGTAGTTCAACAGGAAAAAGATTTTATTACAGTTACAAGAGCAGGTGTAACAATACCTATTCCTCCAGGGGTTTATATGAAAATGAGTGCTGTTACATTTAGTGCAATTATGCAAGATGATGATGTTATTGATGTAAAAGTAGAACCTGTTACAGAGCCTGCAACGAGAAAATATCCTGTTCTTGCTTATCCATTTTTTCAAACTGATACAAGCGGAACTAAAACCGTCTACAATTTTCCTGTTGGCACAAGAGTGGTAATGAGAATTGAACAAACAAGAACACAAGGAGGTCAGGGTTGTGAAGCAAAAACCAATATAATTGAACATACTTTTATTTGTAGACAAACTTATGCTGATGCTTTAGCATTTTTTAACGGTGAGAGCGTAGGAAATGTGATTGAAAGAAATGCACAAAGTAGCCCAGCTGATATTGAAAACGTATATGTAGCAAATACTTCTGGTCCTTTGCCTTCAACTGTAAACACTGGTAATACAGAGGCAGAAGTAAAAACAATATTTGGAAGTAGCTCAACTCCTACAAGTAAAAATTATTACAGACTATGGTATGATACTTCTTCAACACCTAATGTTTATTATTTATTAGTTTCAGGAACAGTAGGATGTGCAGGTAGAAATGGGGACTCAACTGTAAGAGTAAACTTTACCGTTTATAGAAGAGATGCTGTTGTGGTATTTGAAACTGAACCTAAACCTGCTTTACCAGATTTATGGTATGAGAGTGCTGAGTCATTTGAAATAGATTCATTAGGTAATCATTTAGGTAATGAGTTAAATCAAAATATTGCAAACAATAGAGCGGGTGTTGTAAAAACAGATTTTTCAAACTGTTTTACATTTGGTAATGGAGTAGAAAGTTATAAAATTTTAGACTCTTCTTTTGGAAAACAATTTAATTTAGGTAACAGAACATTTACTACAAACAACACTACATTTCAACAAGCACATAGATTTGCAGATTTAACATATAGTGGGGTATTTAATGACGAAACTAATGTAAATAAATTAAATGAATTTAATCTTGGTTTAGCTAATTTTAAACCATTAGAAGAAACGTTTGGTGATGTTGAAATACTTTACGCACGAAGAGATGATATATTAGTTCTTCAAGAAGATAAAATATCTTATGTTTTAGCGGGTAAAGATTTATTAAGTGATGCAAGTGGGGATGGGCAACTAACATCAGTGCCTCAAGTTTTAGGAAAGCAAATTGCAAGAATAGAAAACTATGGTATTAGTAATCATCCAGAAAGTTTTTCTACTTGGGGAGAAAGCAAATTCTTTACTGATGCAAAAAGAAGTGCTGTAATAAATTTAGTTGGAAGTTCGGCTGCTAATGAGCAGCTTCAGGTTATATCTGAAGAAGGAATGAGAAGTTGGTTTAGAGATTTATTTACAGCTTCTTTTACAACACAGAAGTTGGGTGCATATGACCCTTATATGAATGAGTATGTTTTAACATCAAACACGATTTTAAAACCAGAGGTTGCAAAATGTACGGCATGTGGAGTTACAAGAGATATTACAGTTCCTGCAGATAATCCTTTTATATATTGTGTAGATTTAGAGGAACAAATAGGAACAGTTTTAGTTACATATAATATTCCTTTAGAAGGACCTCAACCTATTATTACTGAAGCTACATCTCAAAATATTATTACTGAATCTGGAGACAATATTGAAACAGAAGGCGCAATAGGTGTTGTTGGTTACACAATAAGAGCTATTTATAATGGAGTTACAACCACAACTGGTGTTGTGTATACAAGCGGCTCTTTTACGTTTAATAAAGATTCTACTACCGCTAATCAAGTGGTGTTAGAAATAACCACTACCTCTACAGTAGATGACACTATTGAGATGACAGTAGCTTGTCCATCTGGAACTTTATTAAATCTATATAGTGTATGTGTAACTGATACAATAGATTCAGGTAAATTTATTCACAATGAAGCAAGCTGGGATGATGGTGCATTATTTTCTGCAACTCAATCAAATTTAGTAACATTAGGAAGCGGGACAGGAGCATTTGTTATATCACAATATAATGTTGTTTCTGGAAATCAAGGAGTAGGTTTATTGCCTACAGATAATTCAGTTATGAAGGCTGCTTATCATAAAATTAATTTTGATAATTTGAACTTTAATCCAAATAATAATGGGTTTTCTTATTTAAGAACAAACACTACATACGCAGACACTATAGCTGATATTTCAACTTTATTAGGGCTGTCTATTAATATGCCTTTAAATAGTTCATCAGCTCCAAATTATTATTCAGGTTCATTTACAGTTCCTTCTGGAGGTAATAATTTATATTTAATTTATGACTATAGAGGAGCTACAACGCCTACCCCACCAACGCCAACGCCAACTCCAACTGTGTTCGATTACTATCAGTATACTCAGTGTGGTGGAGGAAGCACACAAATATTTAGGGTGGCGAGTGGAACATCAGCTCCTGCGGTTGTAAAATATAATAATATTTGTTATGAGAACCCTCAATCTACAAGTACAACTAGCAATATTGATATAACAGAAACATACTTAGATTGTGCGTCTTGTCAAGCAGATTACAAAAGATATCAAGCTTGTCTTAATAGTTCAACTACAATTATTGCTAAAGGAACTGCGGGATATTCTTTCCCTGGTTTTATAAAATACAATAATGTTTGTTATGAGAACCCACAAACAACAACCACAACTTCTAATCTAGATATCGCTCCAATACCTACTTTTACAAGCTGTGCTACATGTGACGCATCGCTTTATAATTTTAGAGAATATACTCAGTGTGGTGGAGGTTCAACTCAAGTATTTAAATTACTAATAGGTTCTTCATTCCAGCCTGTATATAGATATAATGGTGTTTGTTATGAGAATCCCCAAACTACTAGCTCTACCATTGGTGTAGACGCTGCAAACCTTTCGTTTTTTGCTAATTGTACTCTTTGTTCACCAGAAGAATATGTTTACAGAAGATATGAGCAGTGTAATAATAATAATGTAGTACAAGTATTTAGATTGCCTAATGAGCAAGGAGTGGTATTTCCGCAAGTAGTTAAATACAACCTAAATGGTGTTGATACATGTTTTGAAAACCCTGAATCAACTGGGTCTACTAGTAATGTAGATGTTCCTTCTTTAGTATATGATAATTGTGAAGATTGTGAAGAAACACTTTCACCGACACCTACACCTCCAACACCTACACCTCCAACACCTACACCAGGAGGTGTAATATTTAGAAGATATGAGCAGTGTAATAATAGTAATGTAGTACAAGTATTTTATCAAACAAGCTCAACATTTCCTGATATAGTAAAGTATAATGATATATGTTATGAATTGCCTGAGCCAACTGGTTCAACTACTGGAGTAAGTTTAAGTAACCTTGCTACATTTACTTCTTGTGAAATTTGTGCTGGTGGTGAGCCGCCAACTCCACCATCGCCAACACCTACAAATTTATTTTATAGATTAATACATTGTACTTTAAATGATAGTGATTGTTATTATCAAAGTACATTTAGACCTTCTAGTGGACAAAGATTTGTTGATGGAACTTCTGGTAACAACCCACAATATTATTATTACAATGGAGATGCAGGGGTAACTTCAGACCAGGGTATACCATGTCAAAACATAAGTTTAGTAGAACAGGAATCTGGTTGTCCTCCTATTACACCACCAACACCACCTGCGCCCACACCTGTGACATATCAGAATATTGAAATACAAGAATGTTACACTACATCTCCAAGATATTTTGTTAGAATAACTAACGCTACAAGTCTTCAATTGGGTCAGGCTATTACTATAATAGGTACTGGAGGAACAAATCCTGAATTTAATACTAATAAATATTGGGAAATTATAGACGACAACGCTCCAACTTATAACTCAGAAGCACAAGTACAAGAAGTCAGATTTAATTGTTCAGGGTTCACACCACCCCCTTCACCTCCGACTCCGCCAACGCCGCCAACGCCGGCAATAGTTTATGCGCAATATTTAATTTGTGATGGTAATGATGCTGTTGCTTATGTAAGTGGACCTACGGGAACAACTTTCCCAACCGTATTAAAGATATCAGGTATTTGTTATGAATATTCAACTCTTGGAGGAGCTACTGGTGCTGATTATACAAATTATGATAGTTTCGCTTCATGTTCTCTATGTGAAGGAACTACACCTACGCCACCTACGCCAGCCCCATCACCACCAACACCAACTTGTTTTGCTATAAACAGTATCTCTACAGGAAGCTCTGCTTTGTTGGCTTGTAATCCATTTAGATTTGAAACAATGTACTTCAACAATTCATCTTTCTGTCAAGCATCTAACTTTTTTAGAACTGATGCAAATTGTAACACTTCAGTTGCTGACACTTATGTGAGTAATGGGTCGTATTCTAGACAGTGGTCGAATGGTCAATTTGGACCTTGTTTAATTTGTGAACAACAATAATCTCTTTATATTTACATAAATAAAATCTAATCTAATGCAAGAAATATTAAATTTTTTAACCAACGAAGAGTGTGATGAAATTATATCTATGATAGAATCTAACCACCAGCGCTCCTCGGTAGTTGTAGGTGGTACTGATAGGTCAGATATAACAGACCATAGAACATCAAGCACAAGTAATTTAGATGTTAATAATGAAACAATTCAAAAAATACATAAAAGAATTAGTGAAGAATTAAATATTCCTATAGAAAAGGGTGAATCTATACAAGGTCAACTTTACGAAGAAGGGCAATACTTTAAACCACATAATGATTATTTTCACGGACCTGCATACGATATGCACTGTTTAGCTTCAGGTAACAGAACACATACTTTAATGGTCTATTTAAATGATGATTTTGAAGGCGGTGATACTAACTTTCCTAATTTAAAACAATCTGTAAAACCAGTGAAGGGTAAAGCTATATGGTGGAACTACATGAAAGATGGTAAAACTACAAGTGATTATTTACATGAAGGCACAACTTTAACTAAAGGTAAAAAATATATAATTACTTCATGGTGGAGAGAAAACGTGTGGGATGGCGGTGGTGATGCTATGAAATATGCGGAGCTGCATAAAGAAAAAAAGGTTGAAGAACAAGAAGTAAAACCTGTTATACAAGAACTACCAAAGACTGAAAGCAAAATAATAAAAGTTGGAGAAGACATTTCAACAACAAATAAGTTAAAAATTCCAAAACTAACTCCAAATGGTTTTGCTCTACAAAAATGTCCACCTAAATTATGGAATTTAATTAGTGAATGTTATGAGCTTTTAAAAGTAAAAGAGGAAACGGAAAATTTTGATGGTAAAGAACATTATGTTCCAGGAGATACAAGCTTACTAAGTTTTGATAATTTGCCTACAGTTAAAAATATATTACATGAAGAATTTTTACCAGTACATAAAGAGTTTTGCGGTGTAGATATTGAACCAAGTTATATATATGGTATAAGGTCTTATCAAAAAGGTTCAAGGTTAGAAGAACATGTAGACAGAGAAGAAACACATCATATATCTTCTATTGTAATAGTAGATAAAGATTTAACTTGTGGTTGTGCTAACAAAAAATATGCTGATGACTGGCCTCTTGATATCCAAGGGCACGATGGAGAATGGTATAAAATATATGCTCAACCAGGTGATATGATATTATACGAATCAGCAATTTGTAAACATGCAAGAAAAGACATTTTTGCTGGTAATTTCTTTAGAAACTTTTACATACATTATAAACTTAAATGATGTTACATTTTCTTGCTCCTAGAGATAAAACAAAATGGTCTCAAAAATGGCACACATGTCTTGATTCTTGGAGGAAATACCATTGCTGTATTAAGATTTGGGATGATGAAGAGATTGATGATTTTATAAAATGCAATGACCCAGAGTTTTATAAAACTTTAAAAATATTACATAAAATATTTAGATTAGATTATGTTAGAAGTTTAATACTTGAAAAAATGGGTGGTGCTTATATTGATATGGATATGGAATTAAATTCTCCTTTTTTACATCAATTAAATAATAGTAAGATTTACATAGTAGGAGCTTCAGCTGGGGATGAAATAGTTCAAAACAGTTTAATGATTTCACCACCATCAGAATTTTGGACACGGTTTCTGACTTACTCCCGAAAAAATATTATTGAAAATTTACAAGCTGTAAGAGCTTACCCAGATTATAAAGAAACTATAAGGGGAACTATTGTTAGAAAAACAGTTGGCCCTATTGCTTTATCTAATTTTATTAAACACAATAAAGAGCAAATTGAAATATTACCAGCAGATTTATTTAACAATTCAAAAGATTTGTCTTTCACAAAACATCACCAAACGGGGATATGGGGCTTTATCGATTAGCACCAATAAATTTTCGTAAATTTGTATATTAATATTGTTTTATGGCATTTATAATTTATGAGTTAAAGTGTCCTATTGGAGCTGTAGAGCAAGGTAGGTTTGAAAATGTTAATGGTAATGGTACTCTCGCTTTACAAGAGTGTGAGTGGACAATAACTTGTGCTGACGGTACTAAAACTAGGGTTACATTACAAGCGGGAGAAATTTCAAGCCCTTGTATAGATACTTCAGCATCTATTCCAATTCAACAAAACACTATTTCTGGAGAATTTAATAACACTGAAGTAAGTTGTACTTCTAATTGTGGAACTATAGACCCTACTCCTCTTCCTACGCCTGGGCCAACTCCAACACCACCAACGCCTCCTAGTCCGCCAACACCAGCGCCAACACCAGCGCCTGCCTATTGTTTAGGTTTAGAAAACCAAGTGACAATACAAAATGTTAATAATCAAAATGTATTTGTTTTTGGAGGTTCTTATGGAACGTATGGTTCAAATGTAGGAACTTATGTTTTAAAAAACGTACCAGCAGCCCATCCAATTGCATTTCAAAACTTTAACTTAACTAACGTTTTTACTTATACAGGAACAACAGCGTATGGTCCAAAGACAGGTTTAGATGGAAACCCTTACACTTATTATTCAGGTGATGTTACAATCACTGTAGTGGGTGGATATGGAACTATTAGTTATGAATGTTTTTATCACGGATATATGGGTGGTTTAAACAATTTGACATACAATAGCAACACTTGTTCTATTCCTTCTCCAACACCACCAGGTCCAACACCACCAACGCCTCCAACACCAAGCACTGTTCCCCCTGTACCATCTCCAGTTACTACTGAATACACATTAACTTATAGTGATTCAGTAAAAGGCTGGCCATCTTTTTATTCATATATACCAGATTACATGATAGGTATGAATAATTATTTATACACATTCAAAGCAGGTAATTTATATAAACATAATACAAATGAGTTAAGAAACAACTACTATGGTATCCAGTATAATTCACAGATTACAGGTGTGTTTAACAAAAATCCTTTAGAAAACAAAATTTTTAAATCTATAAATTTAGAATCTGATGCAGCTTGGGATGTTAATTTACAAACTGATTTACAAAATGAAGGATATATTGATTATAGATGGTTTGAGAAAAAAGAAGGAGCATACTTTGGTTACATAAGAAAAAATAATCAAATACCAGCAGCAGCTGACGAGTATGCTTTAAGAAGTGCAAATGGAATAGGAAAAACTTCTGGATGGTCTTTGCAAAGTAATATTTTAACCTTGAATTTTTCTGTCAACCCCCTTGTGTCTATTGGCGATATAGTCAGTATAGGTGATTATATATATTTTGCTGAACCAGCATATACTGTTATAAAATTTTCAGGACAAATTACAAATATAGAAGTGGATATTAGGAGTGGTATAAACAGAATGTTTGTAAATACATCTATAGAAGGAAATCAAACAATAGGGGTCGTAGACCCTTATATATTATATATTAAAAATGTTGAGGCAGAAACAGGAGGTATGATTGGTCATTCACTTGATTTTACTCTAACCAACTTTAATACAAACTCAGTGGAACTCTTTGCTATAGAGTCAGAGGTAATGAAAAGCTATCCGTAAAAATTAGTATCTTTGCATAGAATGGAATTTAATATAATAGAATTAAATCCTTCTGATTATGAAGAAGTTTTGGTAAATTGGTGGAACGAATGGGGTTGGACTCCTCCGCCAAAAGAATTTTTACCAGAAGATGGACAAGGAGGAGTAATGGTTTTGCATGATAATCAGCCAGTTTGCGCTGGTTTTGTGTATTTTACCAACTCAAAAGTATCGTGGGTAGAATGGATTATCTCAGACAAAAAGGTAGATAAAAAGTTAAGACACGAAGCAGTAGAATACTTGTTAGGGGTTTTAACAAGTATCTGTCAAGAAAAAGGAAGTAAATTTGTTTACGCCATCCTTAAGAATGACAACCTTATGAAAACCTATGAAGACTGGGGTTATGTTCAAGGAGATGTAAACTGTAATGAAATGATAAAAAAATTATAATATGCCAATAGGAACAGCATTAGCATCAGCAGCAACATTTATAGGAAAAACTGCTATTCCAGCTCTTTTACCTAAAGTAGCAACAGCAGCAGGTGCAGCAGGAAAAACAATAGCAGGTCAATTATTAAGCACAGCCCCTAAAGCACTTTTTGGTTTAGCTAAAAACGTAGGAGGTTCATTGTTGAAAGGAAAAGCAGGAGAGGTAGCAGGTCAATTATTAAGTAAAGGTGCACCAGCAGCATTTAGTTTTGGACAGGCAAGAAAAGCACAAGGGTTACAAAGTGAGTTTCAAGGTCAAATAGATGATTTGTTTGCAAGCGCAAAAGGTAGATTAGACACCGATAGATTTGCAGGTTTATCTTTACCAACAACAGGTTTAGAAATGGCTCTTGATACAACTAGACAGACAGCCGGAGATTATTTACAGAGAGTCTCTGAGGGAGACCAACGTGGATTAGCTTCTGGAGGTAGAGCACTTATGGCATTACAAGAGGCACAACAAAAAGCTGGAGCTACGTATGACGAGCAGTTAGCTAACTTACGATTGAGACAAGCTATAGGTGGTCAGCAATCAGATGCAGCGGCAGCTGAGTTAGAACTAGGACAAATAGCCGGACTTCAAGGTATGTTAGCAGACCAGCGTAGGCAAGAGGCAGCTTCACGTAGTGGAGGTATTGATTTATTAAGTCAGTTAGCTGCAGGGCTTGGAAAAAAAGACCCTTTTGATGGAGAAGAAGAAGAAGTAGAAGAAGTAGAAGAAGAAGAAGGAACAGGTGGAGGGATGCCAATTTAAAATATAAATTATGCCAACAGGATACGGATACGTAAGAGACAGTGAGCCTTTAGCAGTAGACTGGGCTGCGGTAAGTAAAAAATTTACAGACCAACTTAAATCTCAAGAAGATGAGAGGTTAGCTACAAAGAAAGAAATACTAGATAACAGAGCAGACTTTCAGAAAACTCTTTTAGATAGACCAGTAGGTCAGAACACTGCCCTTAATAATATAATGTCTGGATTCGCAAACCAACTTAGCGAATACTCTTTAAGTAATTTAAATCAATATAAAGGCAAGAATAAAAATTTACAAGAGTATAACGCTTGGGAAAATAACGCAAGGTCAGGGACTGAGTTATTGTTTGATGCTGTAGAATCTTTTAATAAAAACTTTGATGGTTATGCTCAACGAGCACAGGACGGCTCAGCTTCACAGATAGAAGTTTTTATGCACGAGCTTACGCAAGACTTTACAGACTTTGGTAAAGTTTCTGTTGACGTAGACCAAAAAACTGGTGAGGTAATAATATCAGAGCTGGGTGAAGATGGAAAGCCTACAGGAAAAACTCTGGATGTCTCACAGCTTGGTTACTTTTCAAGATTTACTAGAGATAAGTATGACATAAACGGAGCGATAGGAGCTGTAGCACAAAATTTAGGCACTAAGTTTTTAAAAGACAGCGAAGGGAGAAGTTTACAATATCAAGGTCAACTGTATGATGAAATAGTTAATAACGAAGAATTAATGAAAGGCCTTGACACTGAGATATCTGCACTGATAGATGAGGGCTTTGAACTTGAGAGCGTGCTAGCTGATAGTATGAACTATAAAATAGTTACAGATAAAACTGATGAAGAAAACAAATTGTTTTTTAATCAAGACACAAATCAATTCGAGATTACAGAGAGTCAAAAACAAGCAGCTTTTGACCATGTAAAACAAAAATTAATGAATGCTCTTAACATAGATAGAAGAGAACCAGCGGCAAAAGAACCTGAATCATTAGACCCTCAAAGAGTATACGAACAATATCTAAGTACTTTACGATTAATAAATCAATCAGGTAAACAAATACCTAAAGACCTTATTGATTTAGCGCTGGCTTCAATACCTGGTGTTGACCCAAAACAATTTGAAGATTTGACATTTGAAGATGCTACTGTAAAAGAAACTGCTTCTGAAAGAAAAGCAAGATTAAAAAGAGAGAGAGATAATGTAATTGTAAAAAAATCAAACACTTGGTATGAAAATGAATTTTTAACTGACATCCAAGAAGGAGAAAGATATAGCAATGATGACCTTCGCCAACTTCTTTTAAACACTCCTTATGTTATAGATAAAAATGGAAAAGTTACTTTTGGAAGTTCTGAAGTGTATAATTTTAACACAACAGGGAGGGTTGATTTTGAGGATGTAGTAGAGTTTAAAAAGAAATTAAAAGCTGTGCTCGACCCTAACCAAGAAGTATTCTTGTATTATACTGCAAACCCAGACCAAATGACAGGTGGGTCAGACGGCATAGATGATTATAGTAATTATTAATTATGGAAGAAGTATTAGAAGACTTATATATTAGAGCTCAATCTAAGGGGTATGGTAAAACCATGGATGATTTTACTACACTTATATATTCTAATGATGATGTATTAGAAGATATGTATGGGTATGTTCAGTCGAAAGGGTATGCTAAAACCAAAGAAGATTTTGAAAATCTTATTGGAAAAAAAAAAGACTTTCGAGAACCAGCATCGGATTCTCCATCGGGAGATGGTTCATTGGAGCAACCCGTAGATAAGGTAGCGTCTCAACTTCAAAGAATAAAAGACAAAGAAGAGCTTACCGGTGTTACACCTGAGCTTCTTGAAAAAGGTGAAAGTTTTATTGTTCCACAATTAAATTATTTATATGGCGAGCAAGGTTTTACTTTTGATGAAGCAGATATTTTAGGTAAAGAAATAAAAGTAACTGCTGCCAATGGTCAGTCTAAAAAAATACCCTTAGGTTTATTAAGAGATAAAGAAGCAAGAGAACAAGAGCTTAAAGATTTTATTATAGATAACCGAGAAGAATCTATAAATATAAGAAAGAAACAAATTGGGTATAACGCAAACAAAATCAAATTTGAATCGGATGAAGCGTTTGCAAAAACAAATAAAAATTTTGCAGCGGAAGCAAAACAATTGCAAGATGGCTATGATTTATTTGTAAAAAATTCAGACCGACTGGAAGAAGAGATAGCTGCTGTTGAGGCTATGTCTGATGTTCAGCTTATGAATAACAAACAATTTGTTGATGATTTAAATCAAAGAATTAAAGACCACAACCAAGCAAGGATTAACCTTGAAAATTCTACAAATCTTTTTAATCAAAAAGAAAAAGAATTAAATCTAGCTACAGGAGAATACTTTTCAATGAAAGAACAGCAGGGTTCACTTGGTAGATTAGCTATCAAAAAATTTATTTCTTCGTTCACAAGAATGAGTTCGGAGTATGCTCAAACTACTGTAGATGCACTAAATTTCTTTCCATTAGAACTTCAAATGGGAGAGGGCCCTTACAAAAGTGAAATGTTGAAGTATGGACAGGAGTTTGGTTTTGGCGTGCCAAGCAACGCTGAAAATCTTAGTATAAAAGAAATTCAAGAATTTTATAATAAACCTTCTGACCAAGAAAGAATGGTAACAGCTCCTTTTGCTAAAGAAAAAGTTACAGAAAAAATTTCAGCGATTGAAGTTATTAATAAAAAAATAGAAGATGATAATAGAAAACAAAATGCACCGCTGACTGATATAATTAGAGAGGATGTGTTAGAAAAGTGGACTAATAAATCTGTCTCTGAGCAATATGAAGCTGCTAAAACTGAAGGGTTTTGGGGAGGAGCATTGTATGGTTTAGCTGAATCTCTTCCAGCTTTACTTACTCCAAGTTTTCCACAGCGTATGGCTAATCTTTACACACTTACTTCAAGTTTTGTAGATGAAGAGATGGCTAAAAATCCTATGTTCGATGATATACCGGAGAGTGAAAAGGCTACATTAAAATCTGTTATTGCAATTCCCTCAGCTTTTTTAGAGAACTTAGGTTTTAGAAATGTGATAAATCAAAGAGGACTTATAACTAATATTTTAAAAAGAGCATTAGATAAAACACCAAATAATGCTGGGCCTTCTACTTTTAAAGAGTTTATAAGACAAGAAGCGCTTTCTCCTGCAACAAAAGCTGCATTAACTGTAACAGGAGCGGCAGCAGCAGAGTTTGAGACTGGTGCTTTACAACAAGTTACCGAAGATGTTGTAAAAATTATTTACAATGACATGAAAGATAAAGGGCTTTTTGAGACTCCTGAAACTGCAACAGAATTTATTTTGGACGTGTTGTATTCTGGAGCGCAAGAAGCTGTTGGTGGTTTTATATTAGGTGTACCTAATGCTGTATCTAATGCATATGCAGGAAACAACTTTAACACTTTAACGCCACAGCAGTTGGCAGCTTTTAAGATAATAAAGAATGACCCAAACATAAGCCAAACTGCATTTACTAATAAATTAAAAGCACAAATAAATCAAGGTACACTAACGCCTGAACAAGCTAAACAGGTCAAAGCAGATTATGAATTAGCAATCGCATTGGCATCACAAATACCTGACAATATATCTGATACTGAGTTTGCTAGTGTTATGAATAAATTAGTAAGAAGAAAAAAACTTCAGGATGCTACTGAAAACAAAGACCCTAATCTAGTTAAAAATGATTTAGAAGAAATACAGCAAATAAACGCTGAGCTTGCAAAGGTAAACGAAAGACCAGTGCAAAAAGAAACTACTGAAGAAACTTTAGATGAAGTGTTTGCTGAGCCTGAACCTTCTGAAAAATTAGATGCAACACAAACTTTCTTTACTGAAACGACTGAGGGTGTTGAAACTGTAAGCGATAATTTAGTTATTAATAATATAAGTGCACCTGAAACGACAAGTAAAATAGTCAGTACTATTACAGACATTGCTACAAAAGCTGCTAACGCAATAAGTAGTGTGCTTCCAACCACAAGGATTGTTTTACATCAGAGCAATGCTGAGTTTGAAAAGTACGCCCCAGCTGGTAGAGGTTTCTTTGACCCAGATTCAAACATCATTCATGTTAATTTAGAAAAAGCCACTAACACTACTGTTCCACACGAGGTGTTCCATGCTCTTGTAGTAAACAAAATGAGTGACCCACAAACAGCAAAACTCGCAGACAGCATGATGAGGTCTGTTAGAAAAGCTTTACCAAAAGGAAGTGCTCTAGCGAAAAGAATTGATGATTTTGCGGCTCTGTATAATGACCAACCTGATTTTCAAAATGATGAAAGAATGGCTGAACTATTTGGAATAATGTCGGCAGAATATACTCAGCTAACTAAACCACAAAAAAATAAA